CACGCTATCACTAAAAACACTAACACCTAAATGCGTTTAGTGATAGCAAAAACCACCACGTCATTGATGCAAACAACGTGGTGTAAAAACTCCCATTTAATCAATTCCAAACTTCCTACGGTACAAGATTGATTAAGCGGGCGACTAACCAAGGATCTGATAGTTGCCGGTGCTGATCTCCGGCTTAGTGTTATTTGGTGGTGTACTTTCAACCACTCCCAAGTTTCCTATTTGCACCGACGTGCCATTACCGCTGTGCATCAGCCTGCACATTAACTATCAATAAAACAACATGGTGTAGCTGATTAGACTCTCTTAGCGCACGTTATCATCGTGACAAAACCATATTGTTTTATTGATAGCTGCTTGTCTTTCCAAACTGTCAACATAACTAAACCCAAGCCACAAACCAGCCATTGATAAATCGCCAAAAATAAAAATACTGGCTTGTGGTGGGCATAAAAAAAAGCCTACTTAATTTCCATCGAAAGAGAGCGAGAATTGGCTCATGGAAATAAAAAAGGCTTTTGTTTAAATTCTCGTTCATTGGCTTTCGACCTAGAAAAAATTATAACACATCCCAAAAAAATATTCCCAACTTCATTCCCGTCCCATTCCCGTTCCCGTCCTCCCACTCCCTAAAGGGAGTGTGGGACGGGCGGGAATCTAATGGGCGACTGTCCCGAATCCCGTTTGGGACAATTCGGGAATCACGGGACATCTTTTCTTAACCAGTAATATCCAGCATCATGCATTACAAGTCCTTGTTTTTCAAGGTCTTTTAGTCCTTCATTGAAGCGATTGGAGTTTGACTTGCTGTTATTGCTCTTAATTTCCTCATACGCAAATGGTCGCCACTCCTCACGGGACACCACAAATTCCCGTTCGCCCAAAAGTGTGCGGGAACCACCTAAATTTTGCGTCGCTGCGATGGCTTTTTTTAGTCCATCTAAACATTTTTGCGTAGCTGGTTTTAATAACGCTTCTTCTTGGGCAACTCCCACATACTCTAAGTAAACACCATCGATTTGCTCTTGCAGGTAATCATCATAAAAACATTCACCTTCCAGCGGCACAATCTTTAGCGCAAATTCCATGCTGCTACCTGCCGCAAAGTCTTTTGACTTGGTGCAGGAGAACGTCACTTCCATCTTGGATTTCTTTGTCATGCAAAATTCAGCATCCATACCAGCTTTGATGGCACTACTACCACGCGCACGACCTTTATCCCCATGACCACTATGATGAACAGTCACAATCGCGCTGGTGTACTTCTTTGTGAGCATTTCAATGTTGGATAAATACATTGCCATATCCTCGCTGCTATTCTCATCACCGTGCATATTTCTGTGCAGTGTATCGATAAAGATAGCGTATGGTTCTTGATCGGTAATCTCGGCAATGATCTGGATGATTTGTTGCACCGCATCTGCACTCAACATGTTCACGGATTTTGTGCTAAAATAGATGTTATCTGGATCACGACTGTATTTCTGTTTTAGTGCTTGCATACGCATAGCTAAACCACGATGACCTTCACCCGCGATGTAGATGACTAGACCCTTCTTCGTCATTCGTCCGTGCCAAGATATGCCTGTGCCAATACAAAACGCCCAGTCTAAAGCAACTAAAGATTTACACGCGCCAGATTCCCCAAACAAGAGTGTGCTGGATCCTCGTTCCAGCACATCCTTTATTACCCAATCGGCTGGCTTCATCTTAGCCATTAATTCCTGAACCGACACAAACAAACTTTGTTTTCTTCCGCACACAAAATTGTAAACGGATTCAATTCCCGCGTTGTTTGCCATGTCGTTGAAGTCTTCACCCACAATCGGTGGGTAAATAACTTCAACACCACACTTGCTTGCTTTCTCAACGCCTACGCCAGACGCATCGTTATCCGCGCAGATCAAAACGCGACCTTTGTATTCTTTGCGGATCATGTCGCACACTGGTTTCAAATTGCCCGCGTTGAATGCAACGACAACGCAAAATCCTGTGGCTTCATGTAGCGTCATTCCAGTGGCAAAACCTTCAGTGATTAAAACCGTATCGCCTAGATTTCCGATCACATAGTAACCGCCTTGCATCTTGCCGCCAGTGTAGAAACGCTTGTCACCATCGGCTGAAATAAACTGCAATGACTGGATTTCCTCGTTTGCACCATAGACGGGAACGACCAGGCGATTATCATAAAGCCGCAATCCAGAATCAGACTTGATGTTCTTGCGTATCAAATAATCATGGTTTTCAATCGTGGGCAACTTAGCGTACAGCTCTTGCGCATTAAAGGCAGCGGAGGCATATGCAAAGTCACGCTCCTCCTTGGCTTTTTTTAATGCTTCTTCACGATCATAATCGCTCGCTGAGGCTTGACCGTTAATAAACCAATAGTGAACCTCGCCAGACTTCCAATCGCCAAATGCTGCGCCTTTACCGTCAGCGAACATGGATACCCATCCAGACTTGTCCTTGCCAGTCGTCTGGAATCTTGTGATGGCGGAGTTCTTTATATATGGCGGAGGATTAAATCCCACCGCACGGATTGCGTCGAGCAGTTCTTGACTCATAAAGATTCCAAATAGTCTGAAAGTTTTTTAATCATGTCATAGCTGGTGCGCTTTTCAATGTCATGGATAAAGCGATGAAGCGTTAAACGTGAAATGTCTGTTGATCGTGATACTTCACTGATGTTCATGGGTTTGAGTTTGGTTTTGATTTGATCTGGCGTAAGCATTGTCATTTCCTTTTGTTCAAGTTATAAAAAAATATGTTGACATTATAAACAGCGTGCGGATAATAGCAACCTCGGTAAAGAAATTATTTTTTTAATTCCCAATGTGGAGAGCAACAATGAGCTTACTTAATAGCATTACAAAACCCGTAAACAGATACCGTTTGTTCACAATTTACGGTGGAGCTGGTACAGGTAAAACGTCTTTGGCTAATACGTTTCCTGCGCCAATTTTTATAAGAGCTGAAGATGGCTTGTCTTCAATTCCTGCTGATGCAATGCCAGACGCATTCCCAATTTTAGAAACAGGAAGTGACATCTTTAATCAATTATTGGCATTGATCAAAGAGGATCACCAATACAAAACTGTCATTATCGACAGCATCAGTAAATTAGATCGCTTGTTTACAGATGAAATAACAAAAGGCGACAGCAACGCTAAAGCATTAGCCACAGCAATGGGTGGTTATGGTGCTGGGTACCAAGCTCTTGGCTCTATGCACGGACGTGTGCGTAAAGCCTGTCAAATTCTTTCTGATCAAAAAGACATGAACATCGTGTTTTTGTCACACGCAGAACTAAACACAATTAGTCTACCAGATGCAGATCAGTATCAGCAATTTGGTTTAAAGATGGAAAAAAAATCGCAGAGTCATTACATCGACGATGTAGACTTTGTGGGTTATCTGCGTCTTGAAACTTTTATATTAAAAGACGAACAGAAGAAAACAAAAGCGACAAGCAGCGGTGAGCGCATTATTCAATGCACGAGCCAAGCATCATCTGTCAGCAAAAACCGTATGGGTTTAACTGACGACATTTTAGTGACTTATGGTGTAAATCCATTAGCACAATTCATCAATAAGTAGGAGAAACATCATGAGTTTTTGGCAAACAAGCGAAGGTAAAAGCGCAACAACAGAAGCGACAGGAAAGTTTGAAGCGTCAGCATCGTATGAATTAATTCCAGACGGCACGACTGCGCTGGCTATCATCACCAAACCATCAATTGAACAATACAATGGCGATGAGTACATCAATGTCGAATGGACAGTTGCAAAACCCGAAGCGTACAAAAATCGTAAGGTTTTTCAAAAAGTGCGCGTGTGGGATAGCAATCCCAAAAAAGCAGACAAAGCCAAGGCGATGCTTGCAAACATCGACAAAAACGCTGGTGGTAAATTGGCAAAACTTGATAAAGATCCAACTAACGAGTCACTTGCCGTTCTGACCGGAAAAACCATGCTAATTAAGATTCTTATCTGGAGCATTGATGATAAGACGGGAAATTATATTGGCGCAGTATCACCACGCACAACAGAAGAAGCAGCACCTGCACCGACTCCTAAACCAGTTGAAATTGATGATGCGTTTGACGATTGGGACGTACCTTTTTAATTAACCAATTTACAGCACAAGGATGTGCATCTTTACGAGGAAAAGAAAATGATTGAGCAACGAACAGACGAATGGTTTGCGCTAAGACGCGGACGTGTAACAGCATCAGCAGTGGGTGCCATACTTGGATTATCACCACACCAAAAACCAAAAGATGTCATGCGTGCGATGGTACGCGAATGGCACAATGCAGAAAAAGAATTTAAAGGTAACAGTGCTACAGAGTACGGCACGTTCCATGAAGACATGGCAAAACTAGACTTTCAAATGGAAACCGGAAGCAGTATTGAAGAAACAAGTTTTCATCCGTTTGACGTGTGGCTTGGTGCATCACCAGATGGATTTGTTGGTGATCATTTAATTGAGATCAAATGTCCATTTAGCTTGCGTAATGCAGAAAACCCAATGTTTAAAACGATTGCAGATCAACCACATTACTATGCTCAGATTCAAATTCAGTTGTTTGTGACACGCAGAAAAACGTGCATCTTTTACCAATGGAGTCCGTTTGGATCATCAACCGAGATGGTGGAATACGATGATGCATGGATTAAAGAAAACCTGTCAAAACTGCTGGCGTTTTATGAAGAATACCTGTTGGAGCGTCATCACAACGCGGCTGTGCATTTAGCACTTAAGCACACGAATGTTGATGGCTTGGACGACAAGGTTAAGTATTACTTTGAACTCAAAGCGCAGATTGCATCGCTTGAAGAATTAGCCAAAGCAACACTGCAAGAAATCATAGATGGCTGTGACAACAAAGATAGTGAAATTGATGGTCATAAGTTAACCAAAGTGGTTAAGAAAGGATCCGTAAGTTACGCCAAAGCAGTAAAAGAATTGCTACCTAATGCAGATTTAACGCCTTACATGGGTAAACCCACAGAGTATTGGTTATTGTCATGAAACAAAAAATGCGCCCATACCAACAATCAGCACACGATGAAGCGATTGCATGGGTACGCAAAAATGTGGAGTCCTGCGTTTTAGAATTACCAACAGGCGCAGGTAAATCCATCATTGTTGCCGAAATTGCCAATACGCTGCATAAGGTAAGCAAAGGCAAACACGTTTTGTGTATTGTTCCAAGCAAAGAATTGCTAGAACAAAATGCGGATAAGATCCGCGCAACAGGAAATGGCGTGTCATTGTTTTCTGCCAGCGTTGGTGAAACCTGTCTTGCCAATCCACTGGTGGTTGGCACACCTGTCAGCATCAAAAACCAGATTGACAGGTTTGGCAGTCAATTCTGTGCAGTCATTATTGACGAATGCCATCGAATCACACCTACGGTCATTCATATTATTGAACAACTACAGGTATTGAATGAACGTCTGCGCGTCATTGGTTTGTCTGCCACACCGTACCGCATGAACACTGGCTACATTTACAAGTACGATCAACGTGACGTGGCTTTAAATGAAAACAAAAGTCGTGATCCCTACTTTCACAAGTTGATATACAAGGTGACAGCACGCGACTTGATAAGCCAAGGTTATCTGTGTCCTCCTGTTGTCGGAGAGATTCACAGCGAACATTATGAAACGCGCGACATGCAACTAAACGGCATGGGTAAGTTTTCAAAGGAAGACGTTGATCGTGCGTATCACGGAAAAGGTAGATTGACTTCCAAGATTGTTGCGGACGTGATTGCACAATCACAAAACCGACATGGCGTGATCTTGTTTGCTGCAACAGTTCAGCACGCTGGTGAAATCATGGAGTCACTGCCACCAGAGCTGTCTGAAATTGTTACTGGATCCACACCTGCTGGTTTGCGTGAAATCATTTTGCTTAAGTTTAAAGCCAAGATTATTAAATACCTGGTAAACGTCGCTGTGCTTACCACAGGTTTTGACGCACCGCACTGCGACGTGATTGCACTTCTACGCGCCACTGAGTCTGCATCACTTTTACAGCAGATGATTGGACGAGGTTTGCGTCTAAGCGACGGAAAAGAAGATTGCTTAGTTCTGGACTATGCAGAGAATATTGACAGGCATTGCCCAGACGGTGACGTTTTTAATCCAGATATTAAGACGATCAACAGCGTAGATTTTGAAGGTGAGTATTTGATTGCGCGTTGCGAGAGATGCTCAACGCTAAATGAATTTAAACCACGCGACAACGATGCTGGATTTGGCATTGATGACAATGGTTATTTCTTAGACTTGCAAGGCAATCGAATTGTAACGGAGTATGGATTTTTCCCTGCGCATTATGGACGTGCTTGCCAGTCAGATTACTGCGACTATAAATGGAGCTGTAAACCGTGTCATGAATGTGGTGAAGGTAACGACATCACGGCACGGTATTGCAGATCGTGCAAAGAGGAGTTAATTGATCCCAATGAAAAGTTAGTGCGTGAACATCGTAAACGCAAGAGTGATCCCTACTTGATGCAAACCGATGATGTGCTAGACATGAAAATAAAACCAACAATCAGCAAAGCCGGTAACGAGTGTTTGCGAGTTGAATTCACCACACCTTGGCGCACGTTTACAGTTTTCTTTATTCCCCAATTAGCACGGGGATACGGTAGTTTTATGGCTGTTACAAAAAAAGGAACAAAAATGCCCGAAACCGTCACTTATCAAAAAGTAGGCGATTTTTATAAAATATACAATTACAACGCGAGGCCTTTAAACGATGAAATTCCCCTCTTGGCTTAAAGTTTACGGTGACACTTCGTATCGTGGTGAATGCCCAAGCGAAACGCTTGAAGCAATTACATTCTTTGCGCAACTGCGACGTGAATACCCAGATACCTATGGATTAATTGCCACGCACATCAGAAACGAAGGCAAGCGATCATGGGAGCAGGTAGCACGACAGAAAGCAGAAGGGATGACCAAAGGCGCACCAGACATTATTATTCCCACCAGGCGAGCATTTGTATGCGAGATGAAACGACGCGATCATACGAAGTCAAAATGGCAACCGATGCAGCTCGAATACCTCAAATCCGCACACGATGCCGGAGCGTTTGTTTGCGTCGCACTGGGATATGACGCGGCTTACAGCGCATTCCTAGATTCTATTGTTTAAAATATAAAAAAATATGTTTACTTAGTGAACAGGTATGCTATTATTTAACCACGCTTTCAAGAAGGCGAAACAATAATAAAACTAACCGGAGTAAAGATTATGAAAGCATTTAAATTAGACGGCATCATTGGAACTGTTGATCAATTTGGTTTTGTTCAATGGGGTGGAATTGGTTGTCACTTAGCAAGTTTGACAGACAACTGCGCGTTAAAAATTGCAGCATTAAAAGCAAAATAAATAACAAAAAAACTGGGCGTAAACATGCGCCCAGTTCGCTCAACTTTTTAGGAGTAAATATTATGAAAAAATTTAAAGTAGCAATAACCAACCTAGGCGGTTGGAATCATTTAGGTGCAGTTTGCACAAAAGGAGAATTTATCTCTAACGGTTTAATTGGTGGAAGTGATTTCATTGCTTCTAAACGCGCTGATGCAAACCAAAAAGCACAGGATTGTGCTGACTGGGCATCGCAGTTTGATGACCAAATCGGCACAGCATTCTTAGTGTGCCGCAAAACACCTCGTAAGGGGTGGGTTGTTGTGGCTCAATTTTAGGAGGTGTGTTATGTATGAACAAATCACTTTCCAAATTGTCACGCATGACAATTATGAATTGACCGCTGAGGTCAAAGTGTTAATAACTGGTAGCTTTAGAGAAGCTACATTTCATCACGAAGCTGAGGATGAAAGAGAAATTGACATTGAAAACATTGCCATCTTTGATGAAGATGGTGATCCAGTTAATAAGCCATCACAAAGATTACTTCAAATTGTCGAAGAACATATCGACGACAATTTTATTGAGATTTATCGTGGTGCTACCACCATTGATAATTTCCACTCAGATTACAAATTGCGTGATCTGATTTAACGAATACTCCTACTCTAGCCGCACACGCGGTGCTTTTTTTGAGATACTAAGATGATAGACTTTATAAAATTCCTAGACGACTCGGATGTCGCCTATTTGGTTATGCTTGCGCTTTTTTTAGCGATGGCAAAATTGCATTCCAAAGCAATGGAAGAAAACACACGTTTACGCAAATTACTTAAGAGAGCAATGAGATGATTAATCCAGTACAACAAATGATTGCTGAGGCAATCAACTCAAAAGATCCAGCACACAATGTTGCGCTGGTTTGCACGGAGATCGTGCGTGGTTTAAGTTTCATTGCTAATGCCATTCCAGACAAGGAAGAACAGGAAGCGTTTATTGAAACAGTCAGCAAGCAAATCCATGCTGAACTTGAAATCCTACAACAAACAACACAATTCGAGGCATAAGACGATGAGCGCAACTCTTTTATTAACTTTGAGCTTTTTAACTGTTGATACCACAATCGACAAGAAAGGACGTACAACGCAAGTTGAACGTATTGCCTACACTACAACGGCAATTCCATATGACACGCGCCAAGCATGTGCTAATGCGCAACAGGAATGGCAGTTTGCTGTTGGTGCTTACCAAATGTCAAAACGCCCAACTCGGATTATCACTGCTGTCTGCAATGACAGCGCAACGGGAGTGGTAGAATGAGCTTACTAACTGAAAAACAAATTGTCGAAATTATTGGCATGGCAACTCAGCAGGATGAGTTTGCTGGAATTCTGAAGTTAAAATTTGATAACTGGAATGAAAATCAACAAGATCAATTTGAACCCAACTGGGATGAAATACCGGAAGAAGTGGTTGAAGTTCAAATGAAAATAGACTGGTTGAGACCAGACACCGGAGATTATTACGAAGAACCGTTCTTTATTAAAATTTATAAACGCCCGTTACGCGCTCATACTCATGCGCAAATCATGATGAAATACGCTGAGGTTGCGGCTCGGAGGATTGATCCTTGGACGGAGTTTGAAGTCTTTATGATTGATGATCAAGAATGGGTTTCTAATAACGGTCCTTTGTATTTTATTGACAACTGTCAATATCGCCATATTGGGGAAACAAAATGAAAAACGATTTAATTTGGGTGGCTATTTGTTCATTCTTAATAGGTGCATTGCTTTGCTTTATTACAATAGCAGCAACACACAGACACTACCATGAAATCATTAAGACAAACATCGGTGAGTTCATGTTACGAGACAGCAAACTATACGGGGTGTATGAGCTAAGTCGAGATAATCAAGGGAACATGGTGGCGAGATGAAACAAATAGCATTAGAAGAACATTTGCTTAATCGTCTTAACGATCTTAAAAAAGAACGTAAAAGCCTGAAGCGTCAAAAACTGCGCAGCATTAAAGAAACCATTGATATTCAATTTATATTGACAAAATTTAGAGAGGAACGTAAACATGGCTGAATTAATTTTTTGGACAGGCATTGTGGTTATGATCGTCTGTTTTCTGGTGGAGTACGCTGATGGGAATTGATGACGCAGCGGCACTTATTTTCTTTGTTTTGGGATTAATCTTGGCGGGAATATGGATATACCATTAGTAAAACCGATTGAAGCATTAACGCCAGTACAGAGTGAATGCAAGCACGATCACTGGCGTATTTACCAAAGTCGCGGTTATAGAGAATGCGACAAGTGCAAACTACAACGACCAATCTTTAATGTTGTGAAGCATCAACGATGAACATTAGTCAGATATTTATCAACCTGTCGCCATTCTTGCGCGACAAGTTTACAAGTGAAGTATTCACCTTGGGATTGGTGCATGAGTTGAATCAAAAACAATTTGAAGTACGTTGCAAGCGACTTATTCGCCAGCACAATGGTGAAACCAGAAAATTATACAAGGCTCTTTCTAGGCTAAATGCAGCAGAAAGATTAAGATTTTTTGACGTAGTAAGTGGGGTAGATGATGGATCACAAAGAGTTGCAGATTATTAAGCAGATTGTGCGATACAGTGCAAAAACTGGAAATTTTTATCGTGGTGAATCTGATTCGCCAGCTAAGTTTACAAATAAAAACAAGCACGCAACAATTTCATTTCGGAGAGGTGAAATTAATTGCACTTATCCAGCATGGAAAATTGCGATTTACATGTCGCATGGTTATTGGCCAGACGATGGTGATACTTGTGAATATGTCGATAGCAATCTAAATAATTTGAGTTTGAGCAATCTGCGCGTTATCCATTTTAATGATGACGAAACAACGGTGATGGATTACTGCATTGATAACCAGCTTGAGTATCGATATGTGTCACTAAAAATGCGCAAAGAAAAAAGGATCAGAAGAAATGTTGGTGGGATGTCGTACTGGTTTTATAAAAAAGAAGACTTTGAACGCCAGTGCCGCAGTTTAAAAAAGATAGATGTTGAACAGGTAAAAAAACCAAGTATTGGCAGACGCAAAAACCAGCACTTTAGAGAATTTTTAAAAACACACATGATTGTGCCAAAACGGTGGGAGATGACTTTATGTTAAAAATAGATCAAAAGATTGTTGGCTATAAAGTAGTCAACAAAGAAGAAGAAAAAGTAGTGTTTGAGATGATACACGAGAATTTTCCTCGACCACCGCATTTGACAGGTACAACGTATAAGATTAAGACACCGCAGAGTGAACACGCTTTGTATATCACTATCAATGATATGGTGCTTAACGGTGACGAGCGTCATCCTTATGAAATGTTCATTAATTCCAAAAATATGGAGCATTTCCAATGGGTACTTGCATTAACTCGCTTAGTGTCGGCTGTTTGGCGCAAAGGTGGTGACTCTACTTTCCTTGTAGAAGAACTCAAGAATGTCTTTGACCCGAAAGGTGGTTATTACAAAAAAGGTGGTGTGTATATGCCATCGCTAGTGGCTGAGATTGGTAGCGTAATTGAACAGCATTTAATAGCAACTGGTGTTATTAAAGTTAAGGTGGACGCGCATCAACAAGCATATCTTGAAGCTA